TTTGACCACGTGCTACTTGTAAATCAAAAGGCTCAGTTTGACCTGAACGGGTAATCGACATTACCGAATTATTAGTACTCGGTATTCCACTTGGGCTTTGTGCCATATTAATCTCCTAAAGTTATAAAAAGGGGCGGTGTTAAGGACACTCGTTTAAGCGCAACGACCTTCAGCTGTGCGCCCCATTTATTCGATTAATTAGTCAAAGTTACCGTATGGGTAGGTTGTAGCATTGCCAATGTTCATGTCTTGTTGAGCATACTTTAATGTAACTGCAATTTGACCTGATGTTGGCGCTGTAATTGAACCTGCAGTAATTTTTAAAGTAACAACAACTTGGCTAAACCATGAAGGTTGTTGACCGGGTTGAATATTCTGAACATCTTGCAAAGTACCAAATGCATAATCCAACTGTGTGCCTACAAAAGTTGCAGTTCCACGAGTTGCTGAAGTGATAGCAGACATAGTTGCATATACACCAGTAGAGGTTGCAAATGCATTAGAAACATATGGCTGAATAGAAGTTGCTGTCACGCCACCGCCAACTGGCAATGTACCAACATCAACAATAACGTCAGTAATGTTTGAGCCTTGTGGGATCAAGAATGATACACCACGATAAATTGTGCCTGAAGTATCAGCAGTTGGAGCTGAAGCAACAGTAGGGCCGTTAGTGCTGTAAGAACCATTCTGTGCAGTCCAAATAGTAGCTGCATTATTGGGGATGTTTCCAGAAGTAACAAATACGCCAGAACCACCACCATAGTTAGCAGTGTTAGGGGTTGTTACAGCAAAATCTAAAAATGCTTGTTGAGCTAACAAGACTGGGCCAACGTCACGTTGTGGGCCAAAACGATTATCGCCAGATAGAACTGGACCTTCAAATGTACTACGTCCCATAATGGACTCCTTATGCAAAAGTTACTATCCCGATCATTGCATTGTCTGCTGGGGCAGTGGTGGAATAGTTAATCACCCAGTATCTAAATCATACAACAAATAAAACAAAAAGAGGGGGTTTTTTATGCCCCCTCTGCACTACTTAGTAAGAACCATATACACCTAATGGATCAGAAACGCCGAAGCTATAACGCTCACGGGATTTGTAACGTACGTTACCAGTGTCAAAGTCACCGTCCATGCTATTTTGCAATGGAATACGAACAAAGTGTTTCAAGCCATTTGGTACATCGGTTGTCAAGAACCATGCATTGGTTGCGGTCAAGAAGTGGTTAATTGTGTAACCTTCTGGAACAGAACCGTTGTTCTTAATAGCGTTGATATCGTTGTTGTTTGTACCAACACGGAGTTCTGTGTCGAGCAAACGGGTAGCAACGAATTGCAATGCTGGTGGAACTATAAGTTTCTTAGGACGAGCAGCGATCAACAGACCACGTTCATCAGTCCAAGCTGCAATCTGGATAACAGCGTTTTCCAACGCAGTTTCGTTCAAGTCAGCAGGGGTAGATGGAGTGTTGGCGTTAGTACCACCAGAAATCAAAGGATGCGCTGTAGAGAACAAAGGCTGTCCGTCACCATAGGTAACTTGACTATTAAAGCCGTTATTCAATACCGCAGCAGCTTTAACCTGCTTGGTATAAGCCATAGCACGAGCTAGACCCTTGGTATAACGAGCCGATAAGCTGTCATACAAGTTATCCTCAATAGCCTCTTCGGTAAGAGAGAAGCCAAGAGCAATAGTCTCGTGGTTGTAGCGAGCTGTCCATGCTTCTTGTGCATTGTCATACGCGATGGCTTGGCCTTCGTTTTTGACTGGTGCAGCTGAGAAGCCTGACAGTTTTGTTTCTTCTTCGAATGAACGCTCAGAGGTCTCTGTTTCGTAGATCTCTTTGTGTTCTTCACCATAGCGTGCATACTCAAGTCCAAACAAAGCGTTTAAACCTGGGAGCAGCTCTTTTAACAGTTGTGCGCGTGAAATAGCCATTTAAAAGCTCCTTAATTAAACGCCAGTGGCATTGAAATAGCTGTGGAAACCAAAGTTCCAGCCAACAATCACTTCTGGATAACCAGTAAATGAGAATTGTGTAGCAGTGGACTGAGCGGTTGTAACAGCTTGGTTAATAGTAACAGCGGTACCGTTAACAGCAGTAACCCAAGTGTTAGAACCAGAGTTAATACCAGGGCCAGAAACTAACATACCTGGGTAAATACCAGAGTTAGTTGCGGACAAGGTAATAGTTGTTGACGAGCTAGTAGCGTTTTGAGCTACTGTAACAGCTGTATCAGGAACCAATTGAACGATACGGAATGGTGCGCCACTAGTAATAGGAGCAACTGCTGAAGAAGATGACTGTGAATAAGCAGTAGTAGCTAAAGCCACGCCAGCTGTAGAGTCACCAGTAGTAGTTGAACCACCTACACCAGAGTAGAACACGTTAGCGCCAACAAATGCTGGGCTTGCATAGATAACTGTTTGGCTTTGTGCAGAACCGCCTTGAACAACAGCAGTACGGAACAATGCTTGAGGATCATCTACAACATAACCAATTGCATCAGGAGCGCTTGTAGAAGCATTCCAATATTGGTAACGGTTTTTACCGTAGATTGGACCACCAGTAGTTGAATATTCGCAACCAACAAACACACCGATTGTGCCAGCAACAGCAGAAGTAGTGTTATATGCTAATGTAGAAGTAATCAAGTTACCAATGTTAGCGCCAGAAGCGCCGAGCTGAACAACGTCACCGTTGTACAGGCTTGTGCCGTAACCGTTAACGATTGGTACCATTCTAGTAGAACCAGAATATACGCGACCGCCAATGAGGTTAACAGGCTTTAGACCGTAAGGGGCCGAAACTGTAGGATAAGCCATGTAAATCTCCTAAATTATTGAGAACCTTTACCAAAGGTCACACTAGACTTCCGTTCCATAAAGATTGGCATTCTAGAATCACTTTGGCGCATTAAATTATTATCTACAGCTTCTGTCTGAGCTTGTGTTTGATTAGCTTCGTAGTCCATACGTTGCTTCACAAGTTCTTCTGGAATCTTGCAGAGTAATAACCCGCCGATCTCGATATTGTCTTTATATTGACCTTCACGAGCGGCTAACAGTTTGTATTTTGGTTGTTCGTCTACATGCACTGGCTCCCAACCCTCACGAAATTTCGCAGAAATGTTCCGAGGATCAGCAGCATTTAACATTGATACACGAATCCAGCGATAGGCAAAACCAGCTTGTTTATCAGGCTCAGGTAAAAGTTCAGGTGGCATCCACTGCTTAGGACGCTCTGTAATTTCACGGTTTTCCATCTCACGTTGTAATCTATTTGTTGCCATTATTAGGCCTCCAATTTGCTAAGTTCACGGGCGTATTGCTCTGGGGATAGACCAAGTTTTTTGGACAAGGCTACCTGCGTCTTTGTAAGTACCACTCTTTTAGAAGAAGTGCTTCTCTTCGCGGGAGCTACGACCGTACTCATTTTCGTACGCTGAGGTTTATCGTCCTCATCGTTTCTTGATGCAGCGTCAAATTCTTCTGGGAAGCGACGTTTTACTTCATTGTCAATAGACTTATAGTACTCATTGGTACCAATAAAGCCCATGCCATATTTCTCTGCAAGTTCTTCGTGAACGCCTTCAGCATATTTGCGCATTGACCGTTTTGTCGGGTCTACAAACCACTGATTCCGTGACACCCACTCTGCAACTTTAGGATCCATCTGGGGTTGCTGCGGTTGTGCAACAGCCCTTTGTGGTATTTGTACATTATTTTGAAAATTTTGTATAGTATTTTTAGATTTTTTTGCTTTATCAAGTTTGATCTGAGCTTTAGTTAGCTTTTCTTGAGCATCTAATAACTTATCAGAGTCACCAGAGTCATAAGCATCCTTATATTCCTTTTTAGCTTTTTCTAACTCAGCTTTTGCTGCATCTTTAGACGCAGTATTTAACTCTTTTTCACCTGATTGCAACTGTTTTTTGAGTCGTTTATTCTCATCTAGGATTGCTTGCGCCGCCGCTAAAGCTTCTTGTTGCTCGCGCAACGCTGCTTCTTTAGCACGTCTTTCTTCATGCCAAGCCTTTTTATACTGAGAAAACTTGTCTTTTACATTCTTAGAATACTCTTCAGACTCGTCTAGATTCTCCAATTGCGCCTTAGCTTCTGGCTCAAGTGGCTTTCTATTACGATCTTCTTTAGGAGTATCGTCAACTATCTCTATACTAATATCATCATTATCATCAGTATCTTGATTAGTATCTACGGGTTTACCCTGATCTTCTATTTCATCAGGAAATTTAAATTCGTCTGGCATTTATAGCTCCTTAAATGAATTTGCGAGTAATCCCACGAGGATCTTGGACTACAGCCTCTACGGAATCATCATTAATAATGCGAAACTCACGACCGTGAATTACAAGGCGTGTACCTGCATTCGGCCTTGTCAACACAAAGTCGCCCTCTTGGCAATAAGGTCCAGTTGGAAAGCGCTCTGGGTCTTTGTAGCAATCTGGTCCCATTTTGACTACAAATAGCACTGTAGTTAGGAGTTCATCATGCCGACGAGTTTCATCTGATTTAAGGATGCCACTATCAAAAGCCTCTTCTGCTTCTGGGATTGCACACAAAATGCGATAACCCTTTGGTTCTGGAAGCTGTTTGGCTTTATCTTCAGCTTCTTTCATTACCGCTCGTAAGTCAATTGCTTGACTCAAATCTACTACCGTTTGGTCACTCATCGGAGTTCTCCATCGTTTTATTAAGGTCCGTTATAAAGTTTCGTGCGGTAAAGAGACCTCTCACTTCTCCGCATACTTTCTTGTACTCTTCAATTGTTTTGCAGTTGTCGTCTGCTAGACTTTCTTGGAGTTGCAAAATTCTTTCATCTAACTGTCGTGTTATATGAGCCAACGCTTGGCTTGCGTCCATTATTTACCTTTCGTTTCCTTTTTAATTTCTTTAGTTTGCGCTTGGGTTTCAGCTTGTTTCGCGGCTAGCTCCCTTTGCACATCTGTTTGCATTGTTGCTACTTCTTTTTGATGCTGATGTTGTTCACGTTGTTTACCTAGATCAATAGCCATGCGAGCACCTTCAGTTTCCTGCTGGTTTCTCTCTTTATGCTTAGCTAATGATGCTTGAATAGCCATCTTTGCTCCTTCAGTTTCCTGTTGGGCAGCAATCCGTTTTGCTTCAAGTTGGATCTGTTGCAATTTAAGCTGGAAGTCATCTTGATCTTTTTTAGCTTTGCGTTGTTGCTCAGCCATCTTAATCTGTAACTCTTGTTGTTGTAACTGGATGATTGGATCTTGAGCTTGTTGTTG